AGCTGGTGGACTTTGGTTTGCTCCAGCTGGATTTAATCGAGGTGGAATTAATGAACTTGGCGGACCAAAAGGACCAATCATTACAGGAACTTGGGAACATTTGACAAAAGATGATAGAGATAAGTTATATGCTGCTAATATTAATCCGATTGCTAGATTTCCATCTCTAGACCAAATTGTGATATTTGGACAAAAAACTCTTCAACAAACTCCATCTGCTTTAGATAGAATAAATGTTAGAAGATTAATGATTCACTTAAAATACAGAATTGGTCTTATAGCCAACACTATTTTGTTTGATCAAAATGTTCAATTAACTTGGAATAGATTCAAATATCAAGCCAGTGGAGTTTTAAGTGATATTCAATCTAGATTGGGTATTGTAGAATACAGATTAGAACTTGATGAAAAAACAACGACTGCTGATTTAGTGGATAGAAATATATTATATGCTAAAATATTTATTAAGCCCGCTAGATCTATAGAATTTATTGCTGTTGATTTTGTAATCACCAGATCTGGTGTTGAATTTTAAAACAAAATACTAATTAAATATAAATAAACAGGAGACATACACATGGCATTTTGGAAAGACGGTTCGGCTGAGCCAAAAAGAAAATTTAGATTTAGAGCAACTATCTTTGGACAAGTTGCGTGGTATACAAAATCTTTTGGTTCACCTGGATTTAGTATAGACCCACAAGAAGTTCACTTTAGTGATCACATTTTCAAATATCCTGGGAAATTAAAATGGGAAGATGTTTCAGTTACCTTAATGGATCCAGGTGGTGATGACGATGTTGTTAATAAGACACTTAAACTTATTGAAGATGCAGGTTACAGTATTCCTACAACTGGTGGTGCTAATAGTGATTATGATACTTTTTCAAAAGCAGAATTATTACTTAATGCTTCTACTGATGTTATTTTAGAAATTCTAGATCAAGCTGGAAATGCAATTGAAACATGGACACTTCACAATGCATTTATCAAATCAGCAAAATTTGGAGATTTTGACTATTCTGGTGAAGAAATGAGAGAGATTACATTAGATTTTGCTTATGATTGGGGCTCTTGCACTTTGAAAGCTTCTCCAAGTGATACTACTTCTACTTTAGATAAAAAATATTTTACAACTGGATAATGGAGACTAGTCTATGGCTTTTTGGACCAATAGAGAATCTCCATTAATACCTCAGCAGAAAAATAAGTTCTATGTCGTAATAGGATCTAATGCACAAAGGCATGCTTTTTGGGTTAATAAAACAAATTTACCTGGTTATTCTTATCCTGTAGATAAAACACAGTATGGCACAGGACAAATTCACGTAGCTAACGGAACTCCTAAGTGGAATGAAATACAAATGGAATTGTACGATTATAGAGCTACACAAACTGATAGTTCTAATAGTTTTACAAATGGTGGTTATACTGAAGGACAGAAGTGGTTTTTAAAAACAGTATATTCATTAAAAAGCCAACTCTTTTCAGACAAGGCAGGAACCAGAACAACGCTCGCAGGAGCTTTTGCAGGTAAAGTAAATAAGTATAACAATGCACAAGGTATGATTGCGACAATAGATATATATAAATTTAATTTTAATGCTATAAACAGACCTGGAAATCAGGAGAATCATAAAAAAACATTGACAGATATTTGGACACTTCACGGTCCAATACTTAAAGACATAAATTGGGGAGATTTAGATTACAATTCTGATGATATTAATAAAATTCAAGTAACTTTTGCATATGACTATGCTACGTTAGAACAGAAATTTTTAATTCCAGCAAAGGTAACTCAATAATAGAAATTTAGATTAAACACTATTTATAGTATTACAAGAGGTATTAATGTCAAGAAATGATAATCGGCTAGGTGCACCGCAAATGCCACCAACTCCACAAACAAACACAACTAATAGTTTGCTTCAATATGTTGCTCCAACTCAATTCGTTGATCTTCCATCAAAAGGAATATCGTATCCTCCGGAACACCCTTTGTGTAATAAAGAAAGTGTTGAAATAAGATTTATGACAGCTAAAGATGAAGATATTTTATCTTCTCAAAGTTTATTAAAAAAAGGTATTGCTATTGATAGATTCATTGAGAATGTAATTATTGATAAAAATATAAAAGTATCAAACATGCTAATTGGTGATAAAAATGCTATTTTGTTAGCAGCTAGAATTTCTGGTTATGGAAATTTTTATGATACAAGAGTAACTTGTCCAAATTGCTCTAAGGTACAAGATTATAGTTTTGATTTAAACAAGGCACGCACTACTAATAGTGATCGTGATGATGATGTGCAAGTAAATGAAAAAGGAAACTATGTTTTTACTTTGCCTAACTCTAAAATTTCACTTGAAATAAGATTGTTAACTGGTGAAGATGAAAGTTTAATAATTAAACGAGCTACAAAAAATAATGAACAGGCAGAATTTTCAGTTATTGATCAATATAAATTGATGACTGTTTCAGCTAACGGAGTAACTGATAGAAATCAAATAAATCAATTTATTGAGCTCATGCCAATAGGTGATTCAAAAAAACTTTTACAAGTATATAAGTCTGTTTCTCCAAATGTAGAAATAAAGGATAATTTTACTTGTATATCTTGCGGTCATAAGCAGGAATTGGAGGTGCCCTTTGGGGCAGACTTTCTTTGGCCTAACAGATAACTATATGTCTTCTGTTTATGAACAGATTTTTATTCTTATGAAACATTCAAATTGGTCTTTTATTGAAGCTTATAATTTGCCTGTTGGTTTAAGATTTTGGTTTTTTGAAAGAATAGTAAAACACTTTGAAGATGAAAAGAAAGCATACGAGAATGCTTCTCGAAAAACCCGATAGTTTATCGGGTTTTTTATTTTATACTATTTACATTAGATACGGTCGTTGAGGATATCATGTTATGTCAAATAAAGAAGCAGAAAAAAGAGCAGCACTTGAAGCTGAGATTCTCAGATTGCAACAAGAACAAAGGGAAGAGATTGGGTTACTAGAAAGTGCTAGAGAAAGATTACTCTCTAATCAAGAAAAAGAATTGGAGATAATAAAAAAACGTATAGAGTTGGGTGAAGATGCCTTAAATGATGCCGCTGAACAAAAAAATGTATTACAACAATTAGGGGCATCACAAGATGATTTTAATGCCTTATTAAAACAAGGTCTTCAACCAGCAGAAGCACTAAGTGTTTTACATAAAAAATCTGTTGAGTCATTAGAAGCACAAAAAAGAGTCTCAGAAGACATAAAAAATGGACTCTCTGGTATAGCTTCTCAAATAGGTATTACTAATACAGGATATGCTAAAACATTAAAGAACACAGGTAGAATTTTAGGTGATTTGCAAAAAATGGGTAAAGGAAAATTTACAGCAAATCTAGTAACAGCAGCTGCTGATGTTTTTTCTTTTTCAAATATCCTAGGAAGTGTTATCAATAAAACAGTCGAGATGGCAACTGCTACATATGATATGGCAGTAGAAATACAAAAAACTACAGGTATTGTTGGTGGTTTTCGTGAAGAATTGCAAACACAAATTGGAGCCGCCTCAGATGCTGGTGTTGAATTTACTAAACTAGGAGCATCATATCAAGGAATAACCACAGGTTTGATAGGCGCAACAGCAGACTCCACTGGTTTAAGAAAAGAACTAGGTTTGCAGATAACCCAATTCGAACAATTTGGAGTTTCTATTGATGATTCTGTTTCTATATTAAATAATTTATCCACTACTATGAATACAGACATGACCGAATCAATGGAAATAATGAAGGATTTGACTCTGTCAGCAACACAATTGGGTCTTGGTCCGAAAAAAATGGCAAAAGACTTCCAAAGTGCTTCTAAAAGCTTGGCTGTTCATGGTAAAAAATCTGTTGAAGTATTCAAAGGATTAGCCGTTGCAGCTAGAAATGCTGGAACATCTGTTGATTCTCTTGTCGCAATTGCTAACAAGTTTGATACTTTTGAAAGTGCTGCTGACACTGCTGGTAAACTAAATTCTATACTTGGATCAACCATGTCTGCAACAGAAATGTTAATGATGACAGAAGACCAAAGGATTGAAAGCTTGATAGGAACTGTACAGGCTTCAGGACAAGCATTTAATCAAATGGATCGATTTACACAAAAAGCAATAGCTCAAGCTGCTGGTATATCTGATATGTCTGAAGCAAATAGAATATTTGGTATGTCACTTGATGCTTATAAACAACAAGAAGCAGAAGCAAAAAAATCTGCTGATGCTCAAGAAAAGTTTAATAAAGCTATAGATGGAGTGGTTCCTTTGGCAACTCGTTTAGCAATTGAGTTACAAAAACTTGGAAGTAATGCTGAATTAGTTGATAAAATTATTGATGGTATGGTGTTTGCAGTTGAAGCAGTTGCTGTTGTGATGGACACCCTAGCAAATCCTATGGGTCTTGTAATATCTTTGGTTGCTGCTTTGGCTTTAAAGTTTGGAGCTGCTTATCTGGGTGGGCTTCTCTATGGTAAAGGAATGGTTGTCGCAGGTGCAGGAATGAGTGCAGCAGGAGCTGGAGGTTCTGCTGGTGCTCCAGGGGTTACGGCGTTTGGAATGGCAATGGGTTCTGCTGCGGCAGCTGGTTTTCCTTTTGTTGGAATTGTTTTAGCTTTATCTTTGCCTATTTTGGCTCTAGCAGTAGCTTTTGTAGCAGTAGGATATGCATTCAAATTAGCTTTTGAAGGATTTACCCTTTTTATCGCTGAGTTTTCAAAATTATCACTTGTTAAAATGGGTGCAACAGTAGCGGCAGTTTTTGCTTTAGGGTATGGTTTTGTAGCTTTAGCAGGAGGACTAGCATCTTTAGCTAATCCTTTGTCGGTGGCTGGAGCTGCTGTTTTTATGAAGGTTGCTATTGGTGCGGGTGTTTTAGCTGGTGGAATTGGATTATTATTAACTGGTATCTCTGATTTTACGACAAAGACCGTAGAACCTATGTTTGCTTCAGCCGAAGCTGCTAAAGGAGTTGCTGAAGCAGTAGATAGTATATCTGAATCTATAAGCAATGTTCCAAACAAAAAATTATTTAGTGCAACTTTAGAAAATATTGCTTTGATAACAACTGGTAAATCTGCTGGTATTACTCAAGCAACTGAAGCTGTAGCAGATAGAATCTCTAACATATCTACTACGTTAAAAAATGATATGAAAATTTTATTAGAAATAGATGGAAAACAATTTAACACAGTAATAAGAGAAGTTATAAACGGTCAAACAGGAGACAGTAGTTTTGGAGAATCAATGCCATGATAGGAGATAGTAAGTATGGATAAGTTTAAACAATTATATCTAAAAGAATTAAGAGGTGAAGATATTACTAATGATCTAAACAACATGACAGAATTAGATCAACTTGGCTATATGGATTACAAAGAATCACCTGAAGCTCGAAATGTTCAAGCTGTGGAGCAGTTGAACACCAAGCCAGCAAATATTCAAAGGACTTCTAGTCCCTCACAATCTTCTGCTGGTCGAGTATATAAAATGAGAAATGTGAAAAAAGCTGTAGCTAATGAAAAACCTTTGAGAATAGTAAGCTTGATATCTGGAAATTTAGTTGAAATATTTGGACATGTACCTACATTAACCTCAAATTTTTCTTCTGATTGGAATACACAAAAATATTATGGAAGACTTGATCCTATTGCTGTATATGGCGGAACTTCTAGAACAATAAGTTTAACTATGGAAGTTGTCAGACCAGAACGAGTTATTTTTGATGATAAGGTTATTACACCAGGAATTGCAGATGCTAGAGATCAATATCAAGTAATTAACCAACTTGTTAATTTTTTATACCCTGCTTATGACTTTGATTTTAAGGATAGGAAAACATATAACACTGGAATTATAAAGGCATCACCTTTATTAGCTATATCCTATGCAGGTATAATAGGTGGAAATGTTTCTACACCAGCTTGGGGAGGAGGATTTTTGAAAGTATATGCTACATCTTTTAGTTTTTCATTTGATGCTCAATCTCTGTGGGATGAGGGGGTTTCTACATCAACTGAAACTATTATATATTATAAAAAAGCTACATTAAATTTTGAATTTGGAGTCTTACATGATCATAATATAGGTCACGATAGATCTGGTATTCCTTTGACCAATAGGGTTAATCAAGATGATACTCTTGATACTACCTCTTATGCTTTCCCACTTCAAGTCCCCGGAGGTAAAAAGACATGACAAGATATATAAACAGAAAAATTGCCATCAACTCATCTGAGGCATATAAAAATAGTGATATATTAGAAAAAAGAGGTATAAAGAAAATATCTCAATATACAACTCCAAAATTTCCTAGTTATACTAAAGAAGAATATGATGAAGTTGCTTATGATACTCATATATGGACTAATGGAGATCGTTTTTGGAAGTTATCAAATATTTACTATGGTGACCCAACTTTATGGTGGGTTATAGCCAGATGGAATTTCACACCAACAGAAGCGCATCTAACTGAAGGTGATGAAATAAGAATTCCTAGAGATTTAAGAACAACTATGGAGTTGATTCGTGGCTAGTTTAACCGAAAAAATAAAATCAAGACTTTTCTTTAATAAGTCTGAAAAAAAATTTAAATTTTCTAGAGACCCTGAGAATGGATACACAGCTCTTAATTTAGATTATTATGAACACAGAAGCATATTTCATTGGTGGGCTTTATATCCATTTACTAATCCAGATGTTAATGTTAGTGCAGTCTTATCTAATCTAAATAGAGATTCAACTTGGACCTGGGTAGATGAAACTGGTAATGGAAATTTTGCTGGTTCTGCCGTTGAAATCACTGTTAATGATGTAAGAAATTTACTAGCTCATACACAAGAAAATTGGAAAAACGAAAGTGAAGGATATATATACAACCAAGGCACTAACTATGCAAACAACTTTCAAGATGGAGCCCCAAGTATTAATCAAGAAGTAGACTGGATTCCTTCATTTTGGGAACCATCAAAAGCAGCCGGTTGGATTTCCATGAAAGGTCCTTTTGGTAGATATTTAGATCAAAATAAAGGTTGGTTACGAAAATCAGAACCTGTTCCTCAGGCACATCTTATTTATGTAAGAGATGCAATTATAGATTACAAAGCAACTATGGGTGCACCATTTATGGGAATATTTGGTTCATCTTCTAACAATATATTAAAAAACTATATAAGAGCAACAGGGGATTTTTTTGCCATACTTAAAGCCCCAGATGGTAATCCTTTCACACTAAGGAGTTTTAATCAAAGAGTTAGCGGATATATGTCTGTAATCCTTAATGGGCTAAAAGATTTATCAACAGTGATAGAAGATGAAGAACTTGGGAGTCAGACTATAGCAGGTAATATCTCACCTGGTGTCATAA